GCGGAAACCCTTTAAAGATATTCTGGATAAGTTCATTTTTGATACAAGACTATATTACATAGGTATCGTTGGGACTTTTGGACCAATGATCAGGAATGTTTTACACCCATACGATTTCTTTATGGACTCTCTGATGCGTAAGTACTGTGATGAGGAGCGCATTGAGGCCGTCGAAACGTATGTAAGAACTAATTCTACATTGCAGATGCGACTTAACCAAGCTGACAAGTTTGGGAGTGACACTAGATACGATGCGGCGACGCTTCACATGATGGCTGACATTATTGATGAATTCGCTCGGGACGTATGTGGAGGCGCTGGTTTTCAGGCGTTCGCATCTCGCGTAAAAAGTTCCACTGAGGGAGACTTCGAATCAGTGACCTTTGACAACACCACCGCGGCAGGTTTTCCATACCGAAGCGGAGTCAAGAAAGGTGATGTCGCTGACGAAGCAAAGGAGAAGGCAAGCAGAATGCTGCATAACGATTCAGACTTCACTTCGTATATGAGTCAGCACGTCTGGTATACCACTGGACGTGCCAAACTCCAAGAGAAGGGAGCCGATCCGTCTGCCAGGATCGTATGTTATCCAGGTTTTGCCGGAATGCTTATCTCCTGTTTGTATTTTCAGGTGTGGCAGAGAATGATAGAGACATATGACTGGTGTGCGGTTGGTATGTCATGGACTGATGGAGGCGCAAGGAAGTTTGCTGAATATTTCGATGACAGGCAAGGTAATGCCATTAGCGGTCATGAATATGTTTCGCTGGACATAAGCTCATTTGACACAAGCCTTGGAAGCAGTTTCATGGCACTTATGCGTGGGTTTCATGTCACCATCCTGGAGAGATGCGGTGTCAGAGACTCATATATTGGACGGTTTTTAACATTGATGAATGATATGATATTTGGCACTATCGTCTTTCCTCTTGGATACGCTTTTAAGACTGCGTGTGGCATGAAAAGCGGGTGGCCTGACACTTCACATGGTGACACTTTATTTCATTATGTTGTTGTCAA